TGAATGTCTCCTTTATGCACTATGGCGACGAGAATATGGCTTCATACCGTTATCGGTGCCGTATTCCTGCAAAGCAAATTGGTGCAAGCATCAATGATGCAAACGCCGATATACTCGTTTTTTGCAAGCCTACCGCCCAAGACGTTAAGCGAGTCGGAAACAAACTCACGGTTGTAGACTACTGCGATCCGCATTTCGACAGGGCTGAATACCTAGCCTTTGCCCGTTTCGCTGATGTGGTGACTTGTCCGACTGATGAAATGGCAAAAATCATCCACTTCCAGACAGGTAGACATGCGGTGGTTATTCCTGATCCTTATGAGTTTCGTCAGCAATGGCATCATTGCTACGATGACGACCTGCTTTGGTTTGGTCACGGCGTAAACGCAGCAAGTATAGAGAAACATCGAAACTTGCCAAACTTGCACGTTGTATCTAATTTGCCAGCGGATATTCCTTGGTCTCGCTCTAAGTTAATGAGAGAGTTTGCAAGGGCATCAATCGTTATCATGCCTGCCACGGCTGAGTACAAAAGCCCCAATAGGACGGTAGAGGCGATCAGGCAAGGTTGCTTTGTCGTCGCAGAGCCTCACCCTGCAATTATGGATATACCCGGAATCTGGATTGGCGACATTAAGGAAGGCATCGAATGGGCAAAGAACAATCAACAAGAAGCGAACGAGCGAATTACGAAGTCTCAGACGTATGTAAGAACGGTCTATTCCCCGGAGCGCGTGGGGAATGCCTGGAAAACGCTCCTGACGGGGTTAACCTCCACCTCGGATGCGGCGCGAAACGGTGGAACGGCTTTATAAATGTTGACATGGTTGATACCGCAGACGTGGTTTCTGACCTGAAAAGGCTTCCTTTTGACGAAAACTACGCAGATTTGGCCGTTTCTGTGCATGTTTTGGAGCATTTTTACTATTGGGAGGTCATTCCGCTGCTAAAAGAGTGGCAAAGAGTCCTAAAATCGGGTGGAACACTCGTTTTAGAGCTTCCCTGCATGAATAAAGTGTTTAATCACATCTCAGATTGCATCAGGACGCAACAGCCATTAGACCTTCAAAAGTCATGGTTGGCGCTATGGGGTGATCCACGGGCAAAGCGCCCTGAGATGGTTCATCGGTGGGGCTGGACGAAAGAGGACTTGACGGACACATTGACCGAATGTGGCTTTAAGGATATAACGCACGAAACGCCGCGTTATCACATGAAATCCCGCGATATGCGGATAGTTTGCAGAAAGGCTTGATATGGACATGATTGGCGCAGTAAACGACCGTAAAGACAAACCCTCATGGGTACGATTTGAACGCCGCGAAAAAGAGGACACGCCAGCCACGATAGCTGCTGGCCGCTACATTCCTAAAGACGTGGATTACGCACTTATTACCGCCCCGTATTCGCGTGACGTGTTCCACGCCAAGGTGTCTGATTGGATGGCTAGCTTAGAGGTAGAAAAGGCAAACGGGCGCGTCACTCAAGAGTGGATTGACCACTACAAGAAGCTATACAACGCATGGAAAACTGGTCAAGAATTGCCGCTGAACGGCACTCCTATCAAGGGTTGGGGAGTTCTTTCCCCATCACAGCAACGACTAGTCATTGATATTGGCGTCTTGACCGTTGAGGACTTGGCGACGATCAACGACGAAGGCATGAAGCGTATCGGCATGGGCGCCTTGGAACTCAAGAACAAGGCCAACGGCTGGATTGCCCAATTGAAAGATAAAGGGCCATTAACCGTTGAAATTGCAGCGGTAAAGAAGGAAAATGCCAACTTATCGTCCCAAGTTGCTACGATGCAAAAACAAATCGAACAACTTACGGCGATGATTAAGATGCCGGATGCCCCGCAGATAGCCGAAGTCCAAGTATCAGACGAAGATGTTTTAGGCTCACCAGCGGAACTCTACGAACAGAAGTTTGGAAAACCGCCGCACCACAGGATGAAGCCTGAAAGTATCCTAGCGGCACTGAAAGGGTAATCATGAGTTTATTGTCGATAGTAGCGAGTTTCGCAGGCAGGAATGGCATTCCCGTACCATCGACAGTAATCGGGAACACAGATACCAACGTAATCCAAATCTTGAGGCTGCTAGAGGAAGAAGGCAACGACCTCTGTAAGCGGGGTAACTGGAACGTACTGACCAGAGAAGCAACCCACACGACCCTAGCCGCAGCGGATCAAGGGGCAATCGCTAGTATCGCCCCGATCTACTACCGCAACATCCTGAATGACACCATTTGGGACAGGTCTGGAAAGATGCCCATTTACGTCATTGACGACGAGGAATGGCAAGCAATTCAGGCGATGGTGATGACGGGTACGCCTTACCGTTACCGGCTTCGTGGTGGGCGACTCCTAGCCACCCCAACCCCTACAGCGGGGCTTACGTGGGCGTTTGAGTACATCAGTGCAGCGTGGATTCTGAATAGTTCTACGCCCGTCCAATACTTCGTTGCTGACGCCGATACGATGTTGCTTCCAGAGGACTTGATTCTCCAAGGGCTTCGTTGGCGTTATATGCGCGAGAAGGGTTTGGAGTACGCAGAACTGTACGCGACTTACGAGAAGCAAGTCGAATACGCTCTAGCTACTGAGAAAACGCATCCACGGCTTAACGCTGCTGGAAGCACCTCAAGAGCGCCTGGAGTCTTTATACCGGCAATGTCCTGGATCACCCCGTGAGACGTACCGCTTTATTGTCTAAGACTCGTCCTAGACTGCAAATATCGAAGTCAATTGCATTGCCACCTCCGGTTGGCGGGTTGAACTATCGTGATGCGCTTATCAACATGCCAAAAGCCGATGCGCCTCGGATGCTCAACATCTATCCGCGTGGCAATTATGTAGAGATTCGCGCCGGTAACTCCAACTTTGCAACGGGCATGACAGGGACGGCGGCAACGCTTGCACTTCATTCTTCTATGGCTGGAACAGAGACGTTATTTTGCTCTACTCAGTCAGGGATATATAACGTATCCAGCGCCGGGGCTGTCGGAGCCTCAGTCCTCGCTAGAACCAACGGGCGTCACCAATGGGTGAACTACGGCGACGGCACGAATAACTGGTTGATCATGTGTAATGGCGTGGATAAACCCGCCTACTACAACGGAACCACTTGGACTGCGGTAGACGGCGGAACGACGCCTGCAATTACCGGCGTAACGACGACCACTCTTATCGGCGTCTGCGTCTATCAGGGGCGGTTGTTCTTCATCCAAACAGGGACACTAAAGACGTGGTATCTGCCCTCTGGCGTGGTTGGCGGCGCGGCAGTTGCCTTCGACCTCTCCACCCAAGCGGCAAGGGGCGGCTATTTGATGGCCGCGATGAACTGGACGTTTGACGGAGGATCAGGCTCAGAGGATCACATTGCCTTCGTTACCAGCATGGGGGAGGTCATCGTTTATGCCGGTGTAGACCCCGCCACGGCTGCGGATTGGAACAAGGTAGGGACTTACTACATTGGGAAGCCTCTAGGCCGTCAGTGTATGTGCAAGTACGGCGGTGATCTTCTTGTGCTGACTGAGGACGGGGTTGTAGCCCTCTCAGGCGCTCTTTCCGGCGTGGTTAACGAGTCCAAGTACAAACTATCGGACAAGGTAAAAAACAGATATTTGGTGTTTTCGCAAACCTACGGCTCCCTCTACGGATGGCAGATGCTTGTCTATCCTAAAGAGAACGCATTGATCGTTAACATGCCGTTTGTTGAAAACACCAACTCTTCGCAGCTTGTGATGAACTCGCAAACAGGGGCGTGGACAGAGTTTAATAGTTGGGATGCAACCAGTTATTGTGTCTACGACAAAAACCTACATTATTGTCTTGGCACTAAAACGGTCAAGGCGTGGAGTGGCGTTTCAGACGCGGCTAATTCAGATACAACCATAAGTGCGTTCTTTTACTCGTCTTACAGCAATTTTGGCGTAAACGTCTACAAAGACCTAAAGGCGATCCGGTTCCAGACGCAAGGAAACGCAAGCAATGCCACGATAACTGCTGGCGTTGTCGATGAAATAAAATCTCCCACACAGGTTACAAACTCAACGACTGCAACCGTATTGGCTAACGTGGCAAACACAATCTGGTGGAATCCGCCTAGCTATGGCGGAACGTGGTTCAGCGGGTATTTCCAAAACGTCCAATCCGTAAATGGCGGGTTATTGAAAATCTTCACCGTCGAATACCTGTATGAAATCGGAACCATAACGAACGTATGATATTTGCTATCGAGAAACTGGCGGATTGTTGGGACGAGATTATGGTTCTCGCAAGCGCCCACTGGTGCGAGACTGAGGGCTATCGGCACGGGCAAAAGTACAACCCATCATTTGAACGATACAACGCCTACGATACGGCGGGATGGTTATTCCAGTTCACCGCTAGGGACAATGGTGTTTTAGTCGGCTATTCCACGATGTACCTAGTCCCATCCATGCACACACAACTGCTATTAGCGACCGAAGATACGTTGTTTATCGCCAAATCACACCGAAAAGGGCGTAATGCGGTGCGTTTCTATCAATATATCGACGCTGAAATGAAGAAACGGGGCGCTTATGAGGTAATTGTCACTGGAAAGACGCCCGTAGCGGAGCGAATACTGAAATTTCTTGATTTTCAGCCAATTGCGGTTCAATATAGCAAACAACTAGTAAGTGCCGACAGCACATAAGATAAACCCTCTTTAGAGGATATTTTGTATGTGCGCTCCGTCACCTCCACCCGCCCCCGATTACCGTGCCGCTGCTGTTCAGCAAGGCCAAGATAATATAGAAGCCGCCCGTCTACAAGGCCGCTTAAACAACCCGAATGTCATCGGCCCCACTGGTAGCCAAGTTACTACCTACGAGGGCGATCAACCGACGCTCACACAGACTCTTAGTCCGCAAGAACAAGCGATCTATGACGCTAATGCTCAACTCAGGACTGCGCTTGGCAACCTCGGCGTACAAGGTGCCGACTCCCTCAAAGGTCTAATTGGAACTCAACTAGACTTTTCTGGCGTTCCCAACACTCCAGCTAGCTCTGAGGAATATCGCAAGTTTG